GGCGGCTGCACAAGGATTTCTTCGAGGTCGATCCGCATTTCAAGATCATGCTGTCGGGCAACCACAAGCCGCGCATTGATGATGATTCCGATGGCATCTGGCGCCGGGTGGTGCTGGTGCCCTGGGATGTGCAGATCCCCAAAGAACAGGTTGACCGGATGCTGCCGCAGAAGCTGGCGCGGGAACGCGACGGCATATTCGCCTGGATGATCGAGGGCGCGCTCGAATATCTGACCTTTGGCCTCGACACGCCGGAGGAAATCTCGGCTGCCAGCCAGGCCTATCGCGAGGAAAGCGACCCGATCGGCCAGTTCATCCGCACCGCTTGCGTGGTCACCGGTGAAGCGGCCGACAGCGAGGCGCCGTTTGACCTGTTCGTGGCCTACGAGAAATTCGCCCGCGCCGAGGGCGCATTCCCCTTCACCCAGGCGACATTCGCCAAGCGTTTCGCCAGCGCCGCACGGCGGCCTTATCAAGGGCCGGAGGGAGACATGCGCCACTTCGCCAAGGCCAAGACCGGCGGCAACACCGTCTATCGCGGCATTCATGTCCGCCCAGAGTGGCTGGCATCCAGGCCGGAGGGAGCGCCATGACCGATATCGCCACCAGGGGCGGTGCGTTCCTCGATGCGCAGACGGCCATTCGCGTGATCGCGGCATGGCGGCGGGGCATGACGACGACCGCCGAGATCGCCCGAGACAACGACGCGCCCGAGGATGCGATCTGGCGGTTGATACAGGCAGAGCGCGACATCAGGCTTGGCTATGTTGCGCGCTGAACCCCGCACCCCTTTGCCAGCCAGAGGCCGCGAAGGGCAAAGCCTGCCCTGGCATCCCCGAACCGCACGCAAAACGGGGGCGCTGGGGACGCAAACAGGTGTGATGCGCCGCTTGCGTCCCCATGAAAGGGTGCGGGATTTCAAAGGGTTCGGACGCAAGGGACGATGGGGACGCAAGCCCGCGCCTAAAGTGTGCGCGCGGGATTTCAGGGGTTCGGGGTTAGAGCGGGCACTCTCTCTATGCGTTATCTCCGGTTTGCGTCCCTATCGTCCCTTGCTTCCCTTTCCTTTCGAATAATCCAGCGAAAACAAAGAGATCAAATCAATAAGCGAGGGTTGATGTAATGCAAAACAGGGACGCAAACGCCCAAAAGGGGACGCAAACCGGTGCCGGGCTCAAAAAGATGACGGTTGACCAGGCTCTGGCCTGGGCGTGGCGGGATGAGCTGCCCAAGGCGCCGCGCGTGGCTGACGGGCCTGACGGGTTTCTGGCTGCATGGCGCAAGGTCTCCGGCTATGGCGAGTATCTGACGCTTGTCGACCGGCACGGCATCAACCGCTATGGCGTGGTCCCCGACTTCTCGGCCACCGCCTGGCCACACGCCGATGCGGTGCGGCTGCATGAGGCGGTTGAAGCACTTGATGGCGCCGAGGTTGATCTGCCCGAAGACTGGCACCCGGCGCCCGAACTCGCCCAATTTGGCGGGCTGGCCATGCGCGCCATTGCCCAGGCGGTGCGCGCGGTCTGCCCCGATGGCCGCACATTGCGCATTGTCGCCACTGACCTGGTGTTGCGGCACGTCATTATGGGTGACAGCGAAGCCTGGCGGATGAACCCCACTGAGCAGAAAATAGAGCGCCATGCCGACGGACGTCCGAAATGGTTTGTCCGCTCAATGATGCCGATGATCACCGGCGTCGACGGCAAGGGCTCTGACATCGTCGAGATGGTGGAGATCGAAACCAACGGCATGACCGTGGCCGGCAGACTGAAACCCGGCGCGCACCAGAAACACCATCTCGACCCAGATCCGCTCGACACCCTGATCGCCCGCGCCCACCGCGAAGTGCTGGCCGACGTGATGGCTTACGTATTCGAAACCTGCGCCGGCCAGCTCGAGACCATCGACCTGCAGCAGTCGGAGCTGACAGCGCGGCCATGGGAAGCCGGCGAGGCAAAGCCAGCACGCGTGCTGCCGGATCTGCGGCGGGGCAGGGGTGAAGCCGTAACCTTCTGGCGCGCCTACCGCGAGAGGTTTCCGCGCGACCATCGGCGGCTGGTGAAGCAGGCGCAGCAGGATGCGGAACGGTTGAGGCGGGGTAGTGAGACAGTGACGGTTGGAGTGCCGAGGCAGTGAGACACGGATACAAAGGGCGGGAATCGGTCATTGATATTGGGTTGCTCGAATAGCAGCTGTGCGGTCATCGCGGACGCTGGCCTCGACCCTGTCAATTGCCGCTTTCGGGTGGAAGCGCCCAAAACGGACTTAATATTCAGTTTCGCCGGCCATTGCCGTAGTTCGGGCGGTTTTGTATTGGAAAACAATAATATAGTCGGATTTGAAGCTATGCGCGGGTATCAACTCCGCCATGCAAGCCCTGATATAGGCGAGTTTGTTAACGTTGGCGCTTGATAATCTATAGGAAAACGGTCAGAAACTTGCCCCAACGAGCGCAAGGATGCACACTTATACGTGAACACGCCGTGTAGGATATTTGAATTATGGTTTTTGCAACATATCTAACGGTCTCGGCTCGGCGATGCGCCGGCGCGCGCGGATGTGTCGCGGACAGAGCATTGTCCGCTCGTCCGCAGCGTGCTCTATTAGCGGTTGACAATGTCTCTGGCAGGAAAGGGCAAGCACATGTGTAATCTCACCGCTGCCTCTTACCGTCACGGAACTGTCATTGAGGCCTTATACGAGAGCGGCGAAGTTAAGCCTTTGACAGTTTCAGAGGCGCGCCATGTCGGGATTGCAATCCGTGATCGCCTACCAGAATACATGAGCGCGGCATCAAAGCACATCCTCGATACCACCGGGAAATTTGGCGGAGCGCTTAAATTTGTGGACCCGGAGATTTTTATCGATCCTGACAAAGGTCTTTCATCTCGGTTTGATCCTGGATTGATCTTGGACCTTCCCAAAATTTCTGTGAGATCCGGTGGTCGTGCAATTGAATTTCGAACTTGCATAACCGTTTGTGTAGGTCCGACAAAAAGCAAGGTATGGACGCGGGCCAACACGATTGGTGATTGGGGTAAGATCTCGGTTGATGAGCTCAATCACATCCACAAGCTGTTTGACGCAGCTTGCCAAGTGATCAATTCCGATTTGATCAATAAGTATCAGGAAGATTTCTCGCGCGCGATTGAGGCCAAGGTTCACCTCTCGCTGTATGGTGGAATCCATGTTTTCGCAGCCGACTGCACTGGAACTGGAGTTTCGGACGCTCTGGAGCACTTATGCGATACCCTGCATGTGAAACCATCAGATGCTAAAACGATTGAAAACTTTGAATTGGCAGGCGCGTTGCGCAACGTGACGGATGTTGCTGCTATTGATGAAGCCCGCGATGCAAATAACGGCGAAGAGTTTGCTTTAGGCGAAAAAGCGAAATTTTATCCGTACCGCGGATCAAACGGAGCAGGTTCTGTTTTTGTACGGTATGCAAACAATAAAGATGCATATTTCTCAGGCATCGTTAACGGCAGCCATGGCGGGAGACCTGAAGGTCTGGAGGCTCTTGATTCCAATAGTATTGGAACAACAGCAGAAATTGCAGCTTTCTTTGGGGCGGCATTTTAGCTAACGTCTCCGCACTGGGGTATATTAAGTGCAGGGTGGGGCCGTGAATTCCGATGAAGCTTTGGGTTTTGGAAAAACTATTGACGCACGGGCTGAGAAGGCTTTCTGGCATGCACATCTTGTTCTAGATGATTTTAGCAAGCACGGAGATCCTGAGTCGCTAGCAATATCGAGCGGCCAGTTAACGGTAGAGCAGGCCGCCTTGCGTGTGATTGCTCTGTGCGCTCGTGATACATACCGACTAAAGCCGCAGAAGCTATCAAGTGTCGAAAAAAAAGACGCGCTTGACGATGAAGAGGTGACGATTGCTGCAATAGCGATGGGTCGCAATGACATCGGTCTTCCAGACAAACACCCGGACGAAAAAACTGCCGATGAGGTTATGCCGCTGCGTTTTGAAGCGGTAGGTGATTTTGTGTTCACGTCAGTGAACAGGAATGGAGATCCGGAATACGACAAAGACGCGTGGGAAGCTGAGCGGCTCTCATACTTGGACCGATGCCTCAAGGAACGTGCCAACATTATTTGCTTAGGTGAGTTTGATTTTCCCCCTCAACAGGCCGGTGTTGATGATGACTCGTTCGCAGCCGCTGTGCTGGCAAAAATCAACGGGTATGACTTTCCTGTTTTCGTGGTTGCGGGGTCAAGGCATGAATATCATCAAAGTGGACCTTCATGTCACAACGTTGCTAGGATTATTGTAAATAACGCACTTAACACGGCGCCGGCTGGTTACAGCAAGCCAAGCGTATACAGGCACAACAAGGTCATTCCTGCAGCAAAAGTTGGTGAGCGGCTGTCAGCTCCAGATGGCATCGTTGCGCAGTATTATGATACCAAACTTGGTAGGATCGCCGTCCTAATCTGTGTCGACGCCTACAATCCAACATTGATGTTCTCGCTGTTTGATCCCAAGCTGCGCCAAAGAGGTGGGGCAGACGAAAATGATTCGGATAGGCTCGATTTCATTCTTGTTCCGGCCTACAATTATAGCCCGAAACTTTATTATTCCTGCCAGGTTCTGAGTCTCCTTTGTAAATGCACAGTTTTGCTTGTCGATGCATGCAGTCACTGGTCAGAAAAAGGCAAACTCAAGTGTCATGAGGTTGAGCTCTTCTTCAATGGCCGGTCAATTGATGATCGCCTGCGCAAAAGCGCCGAAATCGGGTCATCCGTTGTTAACGACGAACATGTGAAGGTTTGGCGCCTAAAAAGGAACTTTCTGCGAGCTGCCGAAACAGAAATTCACGGTAGTAAACCAACCCCGTCCTTTGATGCGCTTGGGGCCTATCTCGACAATCTCTGAGTTCCGATGAGCTTTTTAGTGCGGTTTCGCATGTCCCTGGTATGGATCCAGATGTGGTCCGTGCCGCTCAAGCATTCGAGATCATTACTATGTTTACCGATTTTCTACGTGACACATTGGTGCGTGAACCCTACTGGATCTGCCAGTCAAGTGCGGGGGCGAATACACAAGGCCGTTGACATGCGCGAGAATTTGGTGGTTACTCAGCCACGGTAAAACAGATTGAATTGCTCGATTCGCCCCGACCGGCTTCCCCGAATCGGGGCGAAGTCGTCTCGGAGGGTGTGGAATTGCGGCGGCGGACAATGCGAGCCGGCGTGACGGACGAAGCGCATCTCACCCTGAAAAGGACAACAGACCATTCACAGACCCGCTGGCAACCCCGGCGGGTTTTTTCGTGGGAGATCGTCTTGTGACCGGTGCTGCCTTGAAAATCGACGCAAGTGACTTCCGCGCGCTCGGTGCGGCAATGCATCGCCTGCCTGCTGACTTGAAGGCCAAGGCGTTTCGCTCGGCGGTCAATCACACTGGCAAGAAAGCCCGCACGCAGGTCGCGCGGCTTGCAGCATCCTATTCAGGTCTGCCGTACCGGTTTGTCCGAGGGGCGGCTCAGATGCGGCTGACCGGCGACGATGTCGAGATCAAACTGCGGTCGCGCTGGATTTCATTGGGGCAACTGGGCGCCCGGCAAACCCGAAAGGGTGTGAGTGTTCGCGGTCGTGGCTCTTACGCCAGCGCGTTCATTGCATCGTCGAAGATTTCGGGCAGCCAGGCTGTCCTGTCCCGCAAGGGATCATCTCGATTGCCGGTGCGTGAACTCTATGCCGCCAACCCGGCCCACGCCATGGGTGCTGACCGGCACGGCGAGTTCGAACGGCTCGCTCAATCAATCATGGACCGCGACTTCGCGGCCCGTCTCATTCACGAGGTCGACCGTCGTCTCGCCCGTCTATCCGCTCGCTAATCGCGCTGGATGAGTGTGTGGCACAAGACGCTTCGCACGCATCTAGCTGCCAGAAAAATTAGGGACCGTATCCCAGTCCCAACCCAAGCGGGGCGGGACGACCCCGGAATCCTGCCAGTTTTTCAGGGTGTAAGCTTGGGTTGTCAGGTTGTCAGATGGGCCTTGCGGCTGTTGTCAGGTTGTTAGGGCGACGCATTGACGGGGAGGACTATTGCAAAGCGGAAACGGAGGGCGAGCGCATGGTTGATACCGTGATGATGACGCTGTCCGAAATCGCAGAGCGCGACGGGGTTTCGCGGCAGGCCATTTCGAAGACGGTCCGCGAGCTGATCGAGAAGCATGACATTCCGGTCGAGCGGGACGGGCGCGGGCGGATCGCCAGGGTGTCGGTTGCGCATATTGATCATTACCGCGAGAGGTTTCAGAACCCGGCCAAGGTGATGGCGTCGCGAGGGCCGGGGAGCAACGAAAAAGCTGCCCGCGAGATTGCGCCGGCCAACCTGCCGGATGGGGATTCCTTCGAGGAAGCCAAACGCCGGAATGAATGGCTTCGCTACGGCAGGCAGAAGCTCGAGCACGATGAGGAATGCGGCCGGCTTGTGAGGGTCGACAGTATCGTTGCGGCGCTGGACGCTCTCGGGCGCGAGACACAGGCAATAGTGGCCAGGTTACCGAACCACGCGGATGACTTGTCGGTGCCTTTCGCAAAGGAAGGTGTTCATGGATTGCGCACGGCGCTCCGCGACGTCGCCTTCCAGATCAATACGGCTATTGCCGAAAAACTGGCAGAGATTGCCATATCGGCGCCGGTGAGCGAGATCGTCGAGGATGAAGAGGCCAGCACATGACGGTGCATCCTGGGGCCTTGCAGCTGGTGGCTTCGCGGCTGGCCGAAGCCATCCGGCCGCGGCCGCCGGTGCCATTCGATGTCTGGCTCACGAAAAACGTGGTGCTGGTTGACGGACCTCGAAAGGGGGAACTCTGGTCGCCGGCCGATGCGCCTTATCTGGTGGAGATAGCCAAGTGTCTCAGTCAGGAACATCCGGCCAATCTGGTGACCGTGAGAAAGGCGCAGCAGACAGGGGTGACAATCCTGGCGCTGGCGTGGTGTCTCTACATAGCGGAGATTTGCCCGGACAATATCCTGTACGGAGTGCCGGGGCTTGATGCCCTGCAGGATATCAACGGGCAGAAGCTACAGCCGCTGATCGACGCCTGGCAGGTCAAGACCGGCAAACGGATCATTCTGCCGGTGACCAGCCGGTCTGGGCGCAATTCGACAAGTTACGAGAAGCGGTTCCCGGGCGGTTACATATCGCTTGCGAATGCGAACACGGTGATGGACCTGTCCATGAAGACCTGCCGTTTCGGGGTCAAGGATGAGGTTTCGAAATGGGGTGAACTGGCGAACGGCGCGGATCCAGAGACCTTGTTCTTCGGGCGGTTTACGGCGTTCCGCCGTCAGAAGACTTTCAAGATATTCGAGCTGTCGACGCCGGAGGACGATTCTGGCGACGCGCTCGGCGACGATCCTGGACATTGCCGGATAGACCGCTCGTTTAAGCGGTCCGACCAGCGTTTCTGGTTTGTCGAATGCGCGGAGTGCAAGGACCATTTCGTGCAATCCGACGATCACTTTCAGGTGGACCGGGAGCAGCCGCTCAAGAGCGTGATGGTTTGCCCGCATTGCGGTCACTGGATTACCGAATCCGAACGGGTCCAGATGGTTCGTGCTGGGCATTACCGGCCAACACAAGCAGGTCCGGACCGGCATCCGGGGTTTCATGTGGACGCTTTCATGAGCCTGCTCATGAGCCTCGGTGATATCGCCGATGACAAGCTCAAGGCTGAAAAGCGCGGTGAAGCCGGGGCCAAGGACTATCACAATCTGGTGCTGGCACTGCCCTATCAGATGAGGGGCAATGCGCCTGACTGGCAACGGCTCATGGAACGCCGCGAGGATTATCCGGACGGTGTCATACCGCCGGAAGGCTTGATCTTTGTCGCGGGCGCTGACGTGCAGCACAGCGGTATCTACGTGGAGTATGTGGCTTTCGCGCCGGACCGCCAGTCGTGGTCGGTTCATGCAGAGTTTCTCGAGGGAGAAACTGACGACAAGAATGCCGGGGCATGGGTGAAACTGGACCGGCTTTATCGAACCGAATGGCCGGATTCGTTCGGGAAGACGCGCCGGGCCGGAGCTACGGCTGTTGACGCCGGCGACGGCAACCGAACCACGCAAGTGCTGGAGTGGTGCAGGGAACGACCGGATACCTATGCAATCGCAGGCAAGCACGGCCGTGGTGTTCCAGCGATCGGAGTGCCGACAAAAAAATCTGTCCGCAAGGGCGGCAAGCGCAAGCGGTTTGGCTCAACCATGCTCTGGCCGCTCGGCACATGGTCGCTGAAAGGCGAGTTTTACGGGAATTTGCACAGGCTTGGTCTCAGATCCGGCGAGCCGGCCGACCCACCGGGGTACTGCCATTTCAACGAGGCCCGCAATGAGGAGTATTTCCGCCAGGTGACGGCTGAGTATTTCGACCAGAAGATGCTGCGGGGCCGGGTCCTCGAGGAATGGAAAGTTACGCGGCGGGATAACCACTTTCTCGATTGCCGGATCTACGCCATGGCGATGGCGGAACATCTCGATTTATCTCGCCTGACACCGGCCGGATGGGCGGCATTGAGAGCACAACTTACGCCGCAAGGACAGCAGACGCTGTTCACTCCGCCGTCCAAACAGATCACAGCGCGCCTTGCGCAGGAATCACCAGTTGATGTGCTGTCCACAACGGCAGCATCAGGCAAAGAGCCATCGGACAGCGTCCTGGCAAAATGGAAAAGGCGAAAATGATGCGGGTTCCCAACGTCGCGCGTGACGGCACAGTGATGCCACGCCGAATGGCGGGAGATATGGCAGGCCAGGCCAGCATGCGTATGCTGCGTGACAGCCCGTCGGGCGTGCTTGCAGCGCGGCTGACGCCGGTTGCGGACAGCCGGGAGGAAATTCGCCGGTCGTGGCGGCGTGCGTCTGCGCTGGCGCTTGACTTCATCCACAATTCAGGACGCCTCAAGGGTGCCGTCGACCAGGTGATTGCCGATACGGTGGGCTCGGAATTGATCCTGAAACCGGCCCCGGACTATGCGAAGCTTGGTTGGTCAAAAGACGAAGCGGTTGCCTGGTCGAAGCTCGTCAAGGCTGAGTGGAAGAAGTACGCCTGGAACCCGCGCGAATGCGATCATCGGGGCAAGTTCACGGTGCCGCAGCTCGTGGCTATTTCGTTGCGCTGGCATATCGCTTTTGGGGAGACGACAGGGATCCTGACGCATTTCGATGCGCAGCAAAGGGCGCGCTACGGAATCCGGACCGGAGCCAAGACCTTGCTGGTGCCGCCGCCGCGACTGGTGCAGGACACGATTGATGCGCAGCGCCTGTTTCAGGGCGTCTATCACGATGAGAACGGACGGCCCGACGCGTATTTGTTTGAAGAGAAGCGGAATGGCTTTCCGAAGAAAGTGCGTTATCCGGCCTTTGATGCAAGCGGCCGCCCGGTGGTTATGCACATCTTTGATCCGCTTGATGCGGACGATGTGCGCGGTATCTCGCAACTGACGCCGATCCTGAAGCAGCATGCGCAGACAGAAGTCGCGCGCGAAGCGACCTTGCAGACGCTGATCGTGCAGACCTTCTTCGCAGCGGTTCTGACATCCAAGCTTCCGGCGGCGGAGGCGATTGAATCGCTGCAGGAACTGGCAAAAGGCGGCGGCGACGCCGGAAAGGCAATCTACGATAATGCGCTCGGCTATCTGGCGAGCACTCTCGACAAGGCATCGGAGGGCGGTGTCAGCCTGACAGGCGGCTCGCGCATTCCGGTTCTTGGCCCTGACGAGGATCTGCAGTTCCGGCAGGCACAGGCGCCTGGTGATAATTACCTGCCGCTGACCCAGTCGCTTGACCGGGACATGGCGAGGGCAATCGGCGTGACCTATGGCGCCTACACGATGGACCATTCGAACGCGACCTATTCCTCGGTCAGGATGGAGAACGCCTCAGTCTGGCCCGTGGTGATCCGGCGGCGCGAGCATGTTGCGGCGCCCGAATACCAGATGATTTACGAGCAGTGGCTAGATGAAAAGATCGAGACCGGCGGAATTCCGTTCAAGGGTGGGGTTTCGAACTACCGGGCAAACAGGGACTCGGCGAACTGGGCGCAGTGGCAGGGTCCGGAGAAACCCACGGCCGACGATCTGAAATCGGAAAAAGCCGCCAGCGAGCGGATAGCCAATGGCACCTCCAGCGTTCCCCGCGAAGCTGAGCTCAAGGGCGCTGACGCGGATGAGCTCTTCGATGAGCGCAGCACAGACCACAAGCGCTATGTCGATGCCGGCATGCGCTCGCCTTACGACCGCGATGCACCGGCGCCAGCACAACCGGTCGAAGTGCAGCCCGGCAACTGATGGATTGAAGATATGGCGACGGTGAAAATCGACGGAGCAACGGTCGATGCCGATGACCCGTGCGCGCTCTACCAGGCACTTTATGCGGTCAAGCTCAAGCGACTCGCCGGTGACGCGGTTGAGGAGGGTGAAATCGCTTCACCGGTCACGCGCAGGCGCATGCGCTACGCCGCAGTTTCCCTTTCGGATCTCGATGCCGAACTGAGCAGCCTGGCGGCAGTTTGTGACGCGAAGAATGGCAAGCGCCGGCGCGGCGCGGCCAGCTTTCATTTTTGAGGACACACCATGGCTACGATACTAGACGGACAGACGCTGACGCTTTCGGGTTTTGTTGGCGACAACTGGTGGGGCGACGGCTTCACCTATGACGAGGTGCTGATTGCACTGGCCTCGGTCGAGGATGATTCCGAGCTTGAGGTCGTGATCAATTCCGGCGGGGGCTATGCCACCGATGGTGCGGCCATCCATGCGCTGCTATCGCGGCGTACGGGGGCCACCAATGTGCTGGTCGATGGTGTGGCGGCATCGGCGGCTTCGCTTATCGCCATGGCCGGTGACATCGTCACCATGTCGGCGGGCTCGATCATGATGATCCATGATCCCGCAGGCATTTCGTTCGGGACTTCCGCCGATCACCAGAAAGCAGTTGAAGCGCTCGAGGCGCTGGCGACCGCTTATGCGCGGGTCTACGCGGTGAAGTGCGGCAAAACAGCAGATGAGTGCCGGGACATCATGAAGGCGGAAACCTGGATGACGCCCGAGCAAGCGATCGCTGAAGGCTTCGCTGATGCCGCCAATGACAACGCCGCCCCCGCTGTCGCCGCGTTTGACTACCGTGCGTATGCCTCTGCCCCGGAGGACCTCCGGGCGGTCGCCAGCGCCAATGGCTGGAGCATGACGCGCGCCACACGAAAACCGCCGATGGCTTCCGCCCCGGCGCCCACTGGTCACCACAAGGAGAAACCCGACATGACCGACAAGTCCAAGGCGGATGACACTACCGCCACTCTCAACGCCGCGAAAGCGACTGCTGCCAGCGATGCCGTGAAAGCGGACCGCGACCGGCGTGCCGCAATCATGGCCCTTGACGAAACCACGGGCCGCGAGCTGCTCGCTGAACACCTGCATTCAACAACCGAGATGACGGTTGATCAGGTCAAGGCATCTCTGGTTGTGGCGCCGTTGGCCGCCACTGAGGAGAAACCATCTCCCGCAGCTTACGACAAGGTCCGCGCCGCGGCTGGCGCCGGTCTCGCCTCACCTGGCGGTGCGCCTGAAGCGCAGTCCGGCCTTTCGAAACTCATCACCGCCCGGGTTGAGCGCAAACGCGCCTGACATCTGGTTTGGCCTGACATCGGGCATAAGGAGACACGTTCATGATGCCGTATTATTCACATACCGCTCCCAAGCGCGAGAGCGAGCTGGTCAAGATGGAATTTGATCCGCAGTTTTGCCGCGAATCCTACACGCTCAAGGCCGGGTCTGGCTCCGAGCGCAAGGTCTATCTCGGCACGCCGCTGATGCTCGAAGTCGCCATCGCCAGTCTCGCGGCCGCGGCCGCAACTGTCGCCGGCAACACCGGCAACGGCACGATTGCTCTCGCTGATCCGTTCTACACGACCGTCAAGGCGGTTCAGGAAGGCCGCTATTCGGTGCGCTGCACAACCGGCGGCGCCGATGCCACATCGAAGTTCCAGGTCGAGGGACCGGATGGAAAGACTATCGGCGAAGCAACCGGCGGCTCGGCGTTCGCCAAGCAGGTCAAATTCACGATCAGCGGTGGTGGCACAGACTTCATCGCTGGTGACAGCTTCGTGATAGATGTCGCCATCGACCAGGAAGCTTCGACGAACACCCGCGTCGCCTGGGTTCCGGGCGACGGCGAAATCACCGGGCTGTCGCTGCGTGACACCACAGCGCCGGACGGCGTCACCATCGACGGGCTTTCTCTTGATCGTGGCCCCGCCATTCTCTCGGCTTCGGGTGTCCTGTGGCCAGCTGGCATCACTGCCGTTGACACGGCCAAGGGTATCGAAATGCTGAAGGCTCTCGGCATCATCCAGCGCTGACGTGCAAACCACTGCGCGGGCCGGGCCCGCGCCTCTTCACCTCATCATCCAGACGAACGGGCGCCGCTGAAACCGCGTCACGAGGAGACCTTCCATGTTCGACTATCTCTATACCAGCACGGACCTGACCCAGGAGGTCAACCGTCTGCCGAATGAATTCGGCCTGATCAATGGGCTCGACCTTTTCCCGATCGAGACGCTCGGCTCCCGCTTTGTGCGTGTTGATTACCGCAACGGCCAGATCTACGTGCTTTCGGCTGAGGAGCCAGGCGCACCGGCCAGTGTTGGCAGCGCGGAAGAGGAGGGTGGTGTCATTCTCCAGATCCCGCATTTCCCGCATCTTGAAAAGGTCGCGGTCGGCGATGTCGACAGCCTGTTGCAGGTGTTCAATGGCCAGGTGGATGCCCGGTCGGTGGACCGCGAGACGGCCCGGAAACTTGACATCATCCGGCGCAATCATTCGATCACGCTCGAATATATCCGTCTCGGAGCACTCAATGGCCTGATCAAGGACGGCAAGGGCCGGACGCTCTACAACCTCTACACCGTCTTCGGAATCACCAAGAAGGAAGTCGACTTCGTGCTGGGCACGGGTGATACCGATGTTCGCACCAAGTGCGAGGAAGTCATTGATCACGCGATGACCAACCTGAAGGGTGAGACCAACAGCGGCGTCGAGGCGATCGTTGATTCCAAGTTCTTCGGCAAACTCATCACGCACGCCAGTGTCGAAAAATTCTGGCTCAATGCCCAGAACTCGAGCGAGCACAAGATGCTCAATCGTGAGAACCGCGCCGGAAACTGGGGCCGGGCTTTCGAGTTCGGCGACATCGTGTGGCGCGAGTACAAGGGCGGGCTGCCGGTTCGTGCGGCGAACGGTACCATCTCAACCCAGCAGAACGTTGCCGACAATTCAGGCACGGCTTACCCGACCGGCACACAGTCGATGATGCGGACCTTCGAAGCTCCGGTCTACCACATCGACCTGACCAACCAGGCACCGGACGCCGATACGATCTACATTTCGGTTGAAGAACTGAAGCACGGCCAGGGTGTGGAAATGCTGTCGCAGACCAACCGGCTTGCGGTCAACAAACAGCCGGAATGTGTCGTTCAGGTCAAGACCTCGAACTGACGCGCGAGCAATGAGCAACTGGACAGACATGGAGCGCCGCCTCGAAACCGACGCGGCGGCGCTCTTCGACATTTTCGAGGTGCAAGCTGTTGCCCGGAAGGGCGGTGCGACAGTCAATCACCGCCGGGAAAGCGATCCGGCCCGGTCAGGCTTTTCCTTTTCCGGATCGATCGAATTCAACCCGCCGCCGCTTCGCAACGAACAATTCATGCAGGCCGCGAAGAGCGGGCAAGCCAACGTTGCCTTCGACGCGGTGGTCACCGCGCATGATGACGGGACATGGTTGTGGCAACCGAAGCGCGGCGACCACCTGGTTGCCATGGATGTGACCTACGAAGTTGCCGACATTCACCGCGACGGCTCAGCCCGGCGTGTCTATTACATCAACAAGGCGAAGCCATGACCCTGACTGCTGAAGCCGTCCGGCTGGCCGCCATGGAGGTGTTGCGGCCAACAAGTGCTACCGTTCAGTTTCCGACTCTGGCCAGGGGCAAGGTATTTGACAGCAGGCAGGCCAGCATTGCGGATCTCGATGACTTGCAATCCGGCGATTTGCCATACCTGCCTGTCCTGTCGCTCTACACGGAAGACTCGACAGTTGAGACGCGGGGCGCCGCCGCCGATGTGACTGACAATTTCTGTCACATGACGCTCGAGATTGTCGGCGAACTGGCGATCATATCCCGCGACGATGATGCCGGTCTGGATTATGTCGATGCGGTAGCGGGAAGCGATCCGGAGGCACGGCTGGTGCTGTCGGCGATGATGGCGCAGGTCCGCAAGGAGCTGCTCTATTCCGCGCGAGGATTCCTGTTCCGCCGGGTTGTGACACATTGCGACAAGATCGAACAACAGAGCCACACCGTGCCGGAGTTGGGGCTGCGGTTTCAGCGCGAGTTCATGCGCCTGACACTGGCGATCGCGGATGATGAGTTGAGCGACGATGGCGGGCTGACCGGGCGGATCAAAACTTTGTTCGATGCGCTGCCGGATGGTTCCTACGCCAAGGTAAAACTCACAGACCTTGCTGCACATCTGGCAGGCGAGACGCGGACACCGTTGACCGAAATCACCCTCGACCCCGGCGCCGGGCCGACCGCGGGCACAACAC